CCGAGAATCGCCGTAGCAAAGTCGGTTGTAATGAGTGCGACCTCCAGATCGCCGTCGTAACCTGCGTTGTTGTTGATGACATAATACACGCTGTTGTCAGCGTAGAAGTTCTCGTTTTCGCCGTTCGCATCAATGCTCAGCGATACAGCACCGGGCAGGCACACAGGCGTTGCAAATGTCGGAACGCCCTCATCAGACCATGCCGTAATCTTCGCCCAGTGAACCTTGTTCAGACCGAACTTCACCTTGTTTTTCTGCAGTGCCATTGTTATACCTCCATTTCGTAAAGCACCTCGTAGAGCTTTTCACTCTCGATCCAGCTTTCAGTTTTCGTGTAATAAATGTTGTGCTGCCGGAGAACATCCTCCAGCCGTTCCTCCGCCTCCGGGGATTTCCGGTCGGCGTATAACTCGATGTCAAGCTGTTTGAAGCTGTGATACATCAGGTTGTCTGCACCGAATGTATTTTCACCGGGCGACAGAAAAAGCGCAAAGGGCGGGCTGGGAGACTCGCCCTCGGCAAAGTGGTGGTAGGCAAACGGAAAGCCCGTCTCCACCATCATTTCATTGATTTCTTCGTAGGTCATGACAGCTCCTTTGTGATGAGCGATTCCAGCAGCGCAGCACCGTTTTCCTCTGCGGGAGCGATATGCGGCTTGCCGGGTACACGACCGCCGTTCCGCTTGGCATGACCTTTTTCAAGCAGGTGCGCAAGCTGATAGCGGTTTTTCGAGTGAACAGTAATTTCCAGCGAGTGGCTGTTCTCCTTCGTTTTCTTGGTCGTCCAGCTTTTCGCATACCGTCCGGTACGCTTCGGAGCATTGGCGGAGATTTCCTTCTTGACAGAAGTAGCTGTCTTTTTCACAGCCGCTTTCATGGCTGTATCGGCAAGGTCTGCATATTCCGTCAGCCCCCGCATAATTTCATCCGCCATATCATCAATCGAAGTCATCCTGTTCACCCGCCTTTCGTGTACCTGCCGTGATTTTCATATAATCGAGCGATTTGTAATTTGGCAGCACACCGTTTATATCATACACCAGACCACGGAAGCGGAGCTTGTGCGTGGTGGTATTGATTTTCTTGGTATCGGGTGTCTGCCGGACGGTAAATTCCAGCGATACGACTTCCTTCGTCACGCCTGCATCCGTTGTTTCCGTTGAGGTTTTCACGGACACGGCAGCCCAGCAGGAGAAAACCTCCTCCCACCGGGCTGTATGGTTGCCGATGCCGTCCACCTTCGTGCTGTGTTCGAGGAAGGCGATGCGCTGGTTGAGCGTTCCGATCTCCATCAGATCACCCCTTCCCGCTGCGCAAAGAGCAGCGCACGGAGCGTGAGTGTCAGCTTGTGGTAGTCAGCAGTATTGCGGTTCTCATAGAGGTAAGATACAGTATACAGCATAGCCTGCCGGGTGGTTTCCTCATTGACCGCAAGTGCCTGTTCGTCCATTCTGCCGACATCCTGCACGAGCCGTTTCGCAGTGTCGATCAGAGAGAGGATGAGCTTGTCATCCTCGCAGTGATCTACACGAAGGTAGTTTTTTGTTTCAGCCAGAGTAATCAAGAGCCGGACTTGACCTTGAGCGTCTTGACTGCCTCCGGCAGGATGAGCTTGCCATCGAGACGTTCCATTGCAAGGAAGCCGACCTGCCCGGTCATGGCAAACAGCTCATTCAGACGCTTGAAGGTACGACCGGAACGGTCAGCGATCCAGTAGTAGCTGAAATCGCCGAATGCCATACACTTCTTGCCCGCACCGATCTCCGGCACATAGCTGGAGGTCTTGTAGGGACGATTGAGAATCGTATCGGGAACGCCTGCGGATACAGACGGCTGCCAGATGTAGTTGCCGTTGCCGTCCTTCAGCTTGCGGAGCGCCTTGACCGTGCTGTCGTTCAGCACCCAGACCGCCTTCTTACGGTAAGGGCTGCGGAGCGAATAGAACAGCTCCATCACATCATCGAAGGTGATGCTTGCGCCTGCGGTCGTTGCACCGTCGGATGCGCCGCCAGTGGCGTTGAAGATTCCGGTCGGCTTGCCAGTGCCGTTGCCGATGAAGAAGGCTTCCTCTTCCTTTGCACCGATACGGCGGGCAAACTCACGGGCGATATAGGACGGAAGGTCGAACGCGCTGTCATTGAGAAGTTCCTCAGAAATCTTGATCGCCGTACCGAGCTTGTATGCGGAGAGCGATGCCTGACCGAAGGTGTCATCGGAAAGTGTGTACTGCTCCTCCTCATCCATCCAGACCGCATCGCCCTTCGATGTTACGATAGGAATCTTGCGGTCGCCGGAACTGGTCTTGATAACGGTTGCCATCTGGCGGAAGATGTTTTCCTCCTCCAGTGCCTCGATGAGCTTGCGCTCAAATTCATCCGGCACAAGGTAGCCGCCCTCGGTGTCCGTGCCGACATGAAGGTCGTTGCGTACATCGATCCAGTTGCGGTTGCGGATGCTGTTCCAGAAGGCATCGCTGTATGCAGCAGATGCGGTTCCGGTCTTTTCCGGCTCGGTGTTCTGTGCGGCAGGCACAGTCAGAATCGGAGAAGTGGTAGCCTTCGCCATATCCGCTTCAATCTCTGCCTGACGCTCCATGCGCTGGATTTCCTTGCCGAGGTTGACGATGGTCGCCTCCATTGCATCGTAGGTCTTGCTGTCCTCCTCGGAAAGCGTACCGTCTGCCTGTCTCTTGCTGTCGAGGAAGTCACGGGCGGTATCCCACGCCTTCGCTCTCTTTTCACGAAGTTCCTGAATAGTCATTATACATACCTCCAATCAGTATTTCAGCAGGTTCAGCCGACTCATGAGCTGATCCACGGGTGTACCCCCTGCGCTCGGCGGAGACCTTCTGCATGAGGCTCTGCATCGTAGCGGCACGGGAATAGGACATCGCCGTCAGATTATCTTCCTTCGGCTCGTCCTGCTTCGGTGTATTTTCATCCTCGTCCGGTTCATCTTCCTCCGGTTTCGGCTGCGGCTGTCCGCTTGCAAACAGAATACCGTCAACCAGTCCGAGGGACTGTGCCTTTTTCGCATTCAGCCAAGTTTCCTCGTCCATCATGCGGGCGATCTTGCTGCGGCTCAGACCGGACTTTTCCTCGTAGGCGTTGATGATGCTTTCCTTGACTTCATCCAGAAGCTCGATGGCTTTCTGCATCGCTTCCTTATTGCCGAAAGCGACCGTCGAGGGATTGTGAATCATCAGCATTCCCGTCGGGGCGATCAGGGTTTCATCGCCAGCCATTGCAACGACAGATGCAGCACTTGCCGCAATGCCGTCAATCTTGACTGTGACCTTGCCCTTGTGGTTGCGGAGCATAGTGTAGATCTGCGATGCGGCAAACACATCTCCGCCGGGTGAATTCAGCCAGACGGTCAGGTCGCCGCTGACCTTCGCCAGCTCATTGCGGAACATGGCAGGCGTGATCTCATCGCCGAACCATGTGTCTTCCGAAATCGGTCCGTTGAAGATCAGCTCCGCAGAGCCTGTATTCTCATTGCGCACCCAGTTCCAGAATTTCTTATTCATCAGCACATTCCTCCATTCTATAGTTCACTCCGATATAGTCCAGCACTCTTCCAAGCCCCAGACCTTTGTTGTCAGGCTGCCATACACCATCCACCTCTGCACCACCGCCGATGCAATAATCATAGATTTTCGGGTGTGTTGCTGACAGCTTCTGAAAACGGTTAGGCTCTTTTTCAAGATGGCAGCCGAACATACAGAACATACATCCTGTGCGCTCTGCACCAGTCGTGTGGTATTTTCCGTTTTCGTCCATAAAAATATCCCCATACACAGAAGCGTAGGGGATTTTACGGGTATATAGATATTCCAGAACATCTTGCTCTGTCCAAAAGGACATCGGTTGTGATCTCGGACGCTTTGCATCAAAGGCGTTGCAGCCGTGAATCAACCAGTGTTCTTTTCGCAGCCGGGACTCACAAGCCATAGTTGCCACAATAGGAACCCGACCAGTCTCTTTTTCATACTGCTTCATCGGGTTCTTTTTCATGACGGTGCAGCATTCCGAAGAACAGCGGAACGGAGCGTCCAACAGGAACTTCCATTTTTCGCAGTTGTACTGGCTCTTTTCACCGTTCTTATCCAGTGCCAAGCCGCATAACTTCAGGTAATCGCCATGAGTCTGCTCACGCCCCTCAGCAATCGCAACTCGTGCATACTGTACACGACGGCTTACTTCTTTTGATACCACCGGGTAGCCATATTTCTGAATGACCTCTCGAAAGTTCATTTTAGGACGGACGATTGTAACGTCATCAAATGACTTCACAAATTCCCTGATCTCCGGAAATTCCAACCCGGTATCAGCAAACACAGCAGGCACATCATAGACACCGGGCGTGTTACGAATAATGTCCAGCAGTACCGTGCTGTCCTTTCCGCCTGAGAATGAGCAATAAACATCGCCGCCATAATGGTCATACCAGCCTTTGATACGATTTTGTGTCATGCGTATCTTGGCATTCAACGGCAATGACTGCATCTGGTAGAGGTCACTGATCTGATGTCTCATCGACACCACCTTCCTTTCCTTCGTAGAAGGCTCCTGCATCTGCCAGTTTTGTAAAGCTGCCGTTCACCAGATACAGATTGCCGCCGTCCTCATCCGGAATAGCGTTCATATCCTCCAACTCACGAATATCATTTGCAGAGAGCCAGCCGTTCTGACGTGCGGTCGCATAGCCCTGCATACGGCTTGCATAATCGCCACGCAGCAGTCCTTCCACGTTGAATTTGATGAAGTAGCGTCCCTTTTCCGAATCCGAAAGCAGAGCCTTCTGCAATCCCTGTTCCCAGCGCACCAGCCACGGATCAAGTGTATACTTGACGAATTCCAGCGACAGATGCTCGATGTTGGAGAATGTTGCATGGTCGAGGTCGCCGATCATGTGCAGCGGCACTCGGTAGAGCCTTGCAATCTCCTCAATCTGGAATTTACGGGTTTCAAGGAACTGCGCCTCATTATTCGGAATGGAAATCGGCGTGTATTTCATGCCTTCTTCGAGGATTGCGGTCTTGTGGGCATTGCCGCTGCCGTATGCCCGCTGCCATGCCTCACGCACACGCTCCGGATTTTTGATCACGCCCGGATGTTCCAGCACCGCAGAGGGCGATGCACCGTTTGCAAAAAACGATGCGCCGTATTCATCGCAGGCGACCGCAAGCCCGATGGCGTTTTTCGCCATTGCAATTGGGCTGTATCCGACCAGACCGTCAAAGCCCAGTCCCGGAATATGCAGCACCTGTTCCATCGGCAGAATGATCTCACCCTGCTGCCTGAAATTCGGGTTGTGTTCGTCGTATCGGCTGTAGCGGTAAATGAGCCTGCCGTGGTCGTCACGGTCAACACGCACCTTGTCCGGCATCAGCGGATACAGCCCCAGCACCTCACCACGACCGTTGCGGATAATCTGTGCATAGGCATTCCCGTAGATCAGCAGGTGCGCCATGAGCGTTTCCCGGAAAACGAAGGATGTCATTTCGGGATTCGGCTGGTCATGCAGCAAAAAATAAAGCGGGTGCTTCGGCACTCGCTCTTTTCCGTTATCGGTATATTGGTAAACGTGCAGCGGCAGTTGTGCAATCGCCTCCGACAGCACTCTCACGCAGGCGTACACCGCAATGATCTGCATTGCCGTGCGGTCGTTGACTCGCTTGCCTGCATGAGTCCGTCCGAAGAAATAGCTGTAGGACGGGCTGTCGTAACTGTCCTTCGGCTTGTCCCGTGACCGGAACAGTCCGCTGAAAATACCCATGTGCATCACTCCTCTCAAAGTGAGAGCAGCCCCTCCGTCCGGAAGGGCTGCCTTTTTTTCAGATGTCGCCGTTTGCGCAGTAGTCTTCGAGGTCTTGCGCATCCACCCGGATGCCGTCGCTCTCCCAGTCGAGAACCTGATCCTCAAGGTACTGCGGATCGTAGCCGTACTCCTTTGCGATGCGGTTGAGTTCCTTCTTCGTGATGTTTTTCATTGCGGTTTCCTCCGTGTTTTTATTCCGGCGGGATTTGCCCTTCCGTTGTGTACATATTAACTCTAAACCGGAATAATAGCAAGCCGCTAAAACTACAGAAGAATCGGGAAAAATCAGCCGCAGATGTGTGTATTATATGCCTGCCGTGAAAGCCCCTGAATTTGCGCCGTGTGGGGCAGCATCAGGCGGCGGGTACTTTCCGCACCGCAGCCCCGTCGCCCCGCACAGGCGGCGGACAGCCCCGCTGTGGGGCTGCCCGTGGTCGTCAGCCTTTCAGCTCCGCCTCGGTCATGATTCTGAAGTTCTTGTCCTGCCAGAAGGAAATGTAAACATCGTAGCGGACTTCCCATTCGCTTTCGTAGTATTCATCCGCTTCCTCGTCGTACTCCTCGCAGGTCTCGACCTCGGTGTAGCTGTCGATCTCGCTCTGCTCGAAGCCCTCGCCCCAGCCGTCGCTGTACTGCCCGGTGAGGTATTCCTTGAGCTGCGCCGTGTCGTCATCCGTCCAGTCGTCGTCCACCTCGCAAATCGCAACTCCGTAGAGCTTTCTGCCGATCCACTCTGCGTCCATCTTGACCTTGCGGAGCTTCTTGTAGTAGGTTGCGCCGTGGTAGTCGTCGGCGTACTCGGCGAGGTCGGTGTCGTCCTTTTCAAGTGCCTCGAAAAGCTCGGCGGCGTACTCCTCGGCGGGTGCGTTGAAGCAGTTGCTCTCGCTGGCAATCTGTGCGATCAGGGTGTTGTAAATCTTCAGGGTTTTCATGGTGGTTTCCTCCGTGTTTTGTATTCCGGTGGGCTTTCCGCCCTTCCGTTGTACCCATATTAACTCTAAAAGCACATTATATCAAGCCGCTAAAACTACAGAAGAATCGAGGAAAACCAGCCGCCAGTGTTGTGTATATAGACACTACAAAACCAGCATCTCTCTGCTGTCATAAATGCTGTCGCCGGAGTCGTTTCCGCAGCGGATTGCACGGTCAAGAGCCATGATTGTGGCGACCGTTCCGTCAATCTTCTCCGTGGATTTTTCCTTGTCCGGCTTGATGTTGCCTGCGGGATCACGTTTGATGAAAATGTTGTCCATGTTCCAGCGGAGAACCGGATGCCCGTTGTGGGCAATCTTCTGCTCCAGCGTCAGCTTCATCAGCTCTTTGGTCGGCGGCGACATATCACGGTAGCCCTGACCGAACTGCACCAGCGTGAAGCCCAGCCCCTCAAGGTTCTGGCTCATCTGCACTGCGCCCCAGCGGTCGAAGGCGATCTCCCGGATATTGAACCGTGTACCCAGTTCGTCGATGAAGTTTTCGATGAAGCCGTAATGCACGACGTTGCCCTCGGTCGTCAGCAGGTAGCCCTGCCGTTCCCAGAGGTCATACGGAACGTGGTCACGGCGTACACGGAGGTCAAGCGTTTCCTCCGGCAGCCAGAAATACGGCAGAATATAATAATGGTCGTCCTCCTCAGTCGGCGGAAAAACCAGAACAAAAGCCGTGATGTCCGTGGTCGAGGACAAGTCCAGACCGCCGTAACATACACGACCTTCAAGGAAAGATTCGTCGAAATCGACCTTGCAGGCATCCCACTTGTGCATCGGTATCCAGCGTACCGTCTGCTTCACCCATTGATTGAGGCGGAGCTGACGGAAGGCGTTCTCTTCGCCGGGATTCTGCTTGGCGGATTCGCAGGCGGCTTCCACCTTGTCCATGCCGATTGTTTCGCCGAGGGACGGATTGGATTTCTTCCAGACCTCCGGGGAAGTCCAGTCAGCATCATCGGGTGCGCCGTAGATGACCGGATAGAAGGTCTTGTCGATTTTGCGCCCTTCGAGAATATCCTGCGCCTTCTGGTGCTGTTCGTAGCAGATAGAATTGGTATCCGTGCCTGCCGTCGTAATCAGAAAATACAGCGGCTGCATTCGGGCATCGCCGGAGCCTTTCGTCATAACGTCAAACAGCTTTCGATTCGGCTGGGTATGCAGCTCATCGAACACGACTCCGTGAATGTTGAAGCCGTGCTTGCTGTACGCCTCGGCGGAAAGCACCTGATAGAAGGAATTGGTCGGAACGTACACGATGCGCTTCTGCGAGGTCAGGATTTTCACTCGCTTGTTCAGGGCAGGACACATTAGCACCATGTCGGCGGCGACATCAAAAACGATAGCAGCCTGCTGGCGGTCGGCAGCGCAGCCGTAGACCTCGGCACGTTCCTCGCCGTCACCGCAGGTCAGCAATAACGCAACAGCGGCGGCAAGCTCTGACTTGCCGTTCTTTTTCGGAATCTCGATGTATGCCGTGTTGAACTGGCGGTAGCCGTTGGGCTTAATGACACCGAACAGGTCACGGATGATTCGCTCCTGCCAGTCGATCAGCTCGAAGGGCTTTCCCGCCCATGTGCCTTTCGTGTGGGCGAGGCACTCGATGAACCGCACCGCATAATCGGCGGCGGCTTTATCGTAATGGGAATCATCCGCCATGAATTTGGTCGGTGTATAATCTTTCAGCTTTCGCAATGCCTCACCCCCTCAGAGAGAAAGGCGGCTTCCTTCCGGTTGCCGCCCTTTTGTTTTAGTTGTACTCGTGCATCAGAATCGCCAGTGCCATCTCCGCTGCCTCGTTCTGCGGCGGAACATCCAGCCCCCGGTCGTAGTTGTAAACAACCTCGCCGCTGATCTTCAGCGTTGCCTTGCTGATCTTTCCGCCGTCGATTCCGTACTGGCTGCCCTCGTCGTAGGCTTTCACCCAGTAATGAACCACCGTGTACTTTCCGTCGTCCTTCGGAACTCCGATCGTACCTTCATGCCACATATTCTTTTCCTCCGTTTTTCGTAGTTTTCGGTGGGCTTTGCCCTTCCGTTGTACACATATTAACTCTAAACGGAAGATATATCAAGTGTGAGTAATAACAATGATCGCTGCGGAATTTTCCGCCTGTTTGTGTAGTTTACGCCCGCCCGCATGAGCCGCACAAATGCGCTGTGTGGGGCGCATTTTCTGTGGGCATTCGTATGCGGCGGAGGCGATATCCCCGCCACAGGGCGGCTCTGTGCCGCCCCGGTGGGGCGACCGGATTATCTTCCGGTCATCCATTCCCATTCTCTTTCGCAGGCGGCTTCGTAGTCTGCGTCGAAAAGGGCATCGTCGTCAATCCATTCGGTTTCGTACTCGATCTCCTCGATGCCCTCGAAGGTCGTGCCGTTTGCGGCGGCATCTTCCTGTGCAAGGCTGTCGGC